AACAGTTGATACTTGATACAACTGTAACGACTGACACCTTTTAGGGGTTAGTCGTAAAAATAACCTCACGAACTAAGGAGAGTGAAACAATGAGAAGACCTAGAAAAATGAACTACAAAAAATCAAAAAGAATGTTCTCTCGCACAGCAGCAAGAACACACAGAAAAAATTCTTTAAGAGGATCACGCCCAATGAGAGGCGGAATCAGACTATAAAAAAAAGGAGCAACTATGCCATGCTTTCACCCAATAACCGCTTATAACAAAATAGGCGGTGGACTTACGTGGAAACTCCACGAATCAAACGGAACTGAAACAACCGTAAGCTGCAAACAGTGTACTGGATGCAGACAAGAATACTCACGCCAATGGGCGTTAAGAAACATGCACGAAGCCAGTTTATGGCTTAACAATATATTCATTACGTTAACTTACGATAATGAACATTTACCCGAACACGGAACATTAGTAAAAAAAGACTTTCAAGATTTCATGAAAAGGCTTAGGAAGAAAAAAGGTGCAAATCAGCACCAACCTATAAGATATTACCAATGCGGAGAATACGGCGATAAATTCGGCCGTCCGCATTATCATGCAATACTATTCAATACAAATTTTCGCGACCGCGAAATAATACAAGGAAAAAAAGGTCTAACTCAATCACAAACATTAAGCAAACTATGGGGTAAAGGACATTCATCCATAGGAGACGTAACATTCCAATCGGCGGCATATGTCGCCGGTTACGTCCAAAAGAAAATTAATGGACCAAGAAAAGACGCAATAAACCAGTCAAATGGATTAAAGCATTATGAAATAATGACACCAGATGGCGAAATAATTGAAAAACAACAGGAATACTCTACAATGAGCCGGCGCCCCGGCATAGCGGGGAGCTGGTTCGCCAAACATAAAAATGATGTTTATCCGTCAGACAATATACATATTAATGGAAAAGAAATGCGTCCACCTAAATACTATGATAGGTTATATGAAATAGAATATCCAGAGGATATGGCGCAAATAAAAGAGAGTCGCGTAAAGGAAATGAAAAAAACAGCTCACTTACGCACACCCGAGGCTCTGCGACAAGCAGAGAAAACACATAAAGCTCGAATGAGCATATACAGGAGAAATAAGCTATGACACTATGCAAATACACAATATATGATTCAGCACTTGAAGCATATCACCAGGATTACAGCCTGGAAAACGACGCAATAGCGTTAAGACAATTTGCCGATATGGCAAATGAAGAAACACAAATTGCCAAAAATCCAGAGGATTATTCGCTTTGGCGAATTGGCACATTTGAAACAACAACCGGAGAACTTCAACCGGAAGAACCCACATGTATTGCAAAAGCACATGAACATGTGATACAATACAAAAAAAACAAAAAATAAGGAAATAAAATGCCCATGAAAAACCCTCACAAATACAATACTAGAATCGGCTCATCGCAACAACATCAGTTTAGCGAAGTTCCACATGCCGATATACAAAGGAGTACATTTGATAGGAGTCATGGGCTAAAAACCACATTTAATGCCGGCGAATTAGTCCCAATATACGTAGATGAAGCATTGCCCGGAGATACATTTTCATGTAATCTCACTGCATTTAGCAGATTAGCAACACCAATACATCCTACTATGGACAACGCGTTCATGGATTCCCATTTCTTCGCAGTACCAGTTAGATTAGTCTGGGATGACTTCGAAGAATTTATGGGAGAAACAAAAACATACAAAGCAGCTGGTTCCGATAGATTAGACGGAACACCCGACTTTACAGTCGCAGCGCCAGTACCACCTACAATAACAGCCGGAGGCTCAGGCGAAGCCGAACAATCATTATCCGATTACTTCGGAATACCTACAAAAGTTGCCGGATTAGAATTCAGTGCATTATGGCACCGAGCTTATACGCTCGTCTGGAACGATTGGTTCCGAGATGAAAACCTTCAAGCACCAAAAACATTATTAACAACCTCTGGAGCAGACGCAACTGCGTATGTATTATTAAACAGAGGAAAAAAACACGATTACTTCACGTCTGCCTTGCCTTGGCCACAAAAAGGCGCAGACGTAACAATACCATTAGGAACAGTTGCACCTATAGCTACTTCAGCTGCTGACGGCACTGATATATCAGTAATAAATACAACTTATGGCAGTGCTTATAGCAAAC